TTAGTTTTTATTTTGCACCGTTTTAATAAGAGAGATTTGATTGAGTAGTGCTTCTACAGTTGCCCCTACAATATGTGTAACGGCTTTATCTGGATTATATATATCTTCCAGGTTAAATTTGAGTATGAATAGCTCATCTCCAAACAATTTCACCTGTACTGAAGTATTTTGATCCTTTGCTTCTTCTTTAAATATTTCCATAGCTTTGGTACTTAGCTTAATACCCTGTCCTTTTAAATCATTCAATCCAAAGCTTTTATCATTACTGGTTTGTAGCATACTAAGACACGCTCCTTATTAGCTGGTTTATTGTTGATGTCATTGCTTCCTTATATAAAGCATTGCCACTATACAGCTCGTAAATAGCTAGAATCAAATCAGTTTTTGCTTTCGACGACATGGTTCGTCGCTTAGCCTTAAGTGCCTCTTCCACGGTCAGAATACAGTCTTGTAAAACAACTGTATCCATTTCTTCATCTTCTTTTAAACTTGCGTATACCGTTGCCACGAAGCGACTCACACCTTTAGGTTGCATTACGCGACCAGTTGTTTCAAGTGCCTGTTCTAATGTGTCAAAAGCTTGTTTGAGTAATGAAGTGTCTAATTCAGAAACTAAATTTGGTTCATCTTGTTCAAAAGCTTCGTCGATTTGTCTTTGAAGAATATCCTCTGAAGTCCATATTTTAATTGGCTCCCCAGTCCCATGCTGTAACCATTCAACATTTGCACCAGTTGTCTTCGCAATTTTTTCTGCTACAGATAAGTGCATATTTTTATTATTTTTCTTAAAAATACCAAAGACTGTTGAGTTGGATAATCCCAAACGCCCACACCAACCGTATAGAGACTCACTTATACCTCTAGGCATTAAACCGTTAAGCATCAAAAAGTACATACGAGACTGAATAGGGGTTAAATCTTCTTCGCAATTAAATTCTTTAAATTGCGAAAACTCGGCACAATTAAAATTAGAATTGCGAAGTAAATTAATATCATTATTATCAACCACTTATAAAATCCCCATAAAATTACTTCGTAAATTTAATTGCGAAGTGTTGACTGCGAAGTTATTACGAAGTATCTTTGTTCGTGAAAGGGTAAATACCCATTCTAACGAGTTAAAAAAAGCCATTACGGCATAAGGAGGTTCTTATGGGATTCAAGGAAATCCACACAGAACAATGGGATAGATACAGTATTAAAGCAGAAATTGAGAGACGGGGAAAAAGCGTTACTCAACTCGCTAAAGATTACGGACTGTCTGACAGGACAGTCCGTAATGCACTGTATCACCCAAGTAAAAAAGGCGAATTAGTTATTGCCAACTTTCTGGGAAAGCCTTTGTACATACTCTTTCCAGAGCGTTGGACTAAAGAGAACCAACGTATCTACCCACGTTACAGCAATAAGGAATGTGCTTGATGAAAACACACTACAATATTGCTGACCTATTAGCTTTAAAACTAGAGGGCTTCCCTACTACACGTAGAGGTTGGGAATATCTAGTAAAAACTAATAATTGGAAGTATAGAGAAGTTCCCAGCCGAGGAAAAGGTGGTATCCGAAAGGAATACGAAGTTAATAGTGAAATTAAATCAATTTTGCATTTAAATGAAATTAAAAGCCAAGTTAATTCTGAAGTAAAAGTACAGGAAATCCCAACACAAGTTATATGTAATCAGCAATCTAATGAACTATTGAATTGGCAACGAGAGATAGCTGAAAGCCGCTTATTTGTTGTGCGCTATATCCAGCAGCAAATTAAGCAAGGAACCAAAAAGACACCTGCAATCGAGAAATTCATTGCTGATGCAGAGGCTCTTATTTTGCCTAAAGAAATGCAGCTCACTGTTCAGAAAGCGAATGCTAAAGCTGGTGAAGGCCGAACTGTATCACGTCGCAGTGTTTTTGACTGGGTGAAAGCTGTTGAAGAATCTGAGCAACACAAAATTAATGTCATCAGTGTCTTAGCACCTAAAGCTCGTCGTTCAGAGATTCCTGTCTGGGCAATGGATTTATTAAAGCTTTGGGCACAACCACAAAAACCGACATTAGCTGCTGTGTTGGAATTACTTCCAAGCTATTTAAAAGCCGATGTACCTTGTCCAACGTATAACCAGGCATACCGTTTTATTAAGGAAAAAATGGGCAATGTTGAAGCTCAGCGCGGACGTATGGGTAACCGTGAGTTAAAGAACTTACAGCCTTTTATCCGTCGTGATACTGAGCAACTTTTGCCGACGGATGTGTATACCGCAGATGGTCATTGCTTTGATGCTGAAATTGCACATCCGATGCATGGTAAACCTTTTCGCCCTGAAATCACAGCCATTATTGATGTCGCAACACGTCGCTTGGTCGGCTGGTCGATTGACTTACCTGGACAAACTACCTGAGAACCTTCGGTTAATTATTCAATTGACTGACTACAGAACTGCCATGATTTTAATTAAACATTAAAGAACTCAATGTCCCTATTGAATGGGGTGGCGACTGGAGAACTTTTAAAGATGGTCCACATTTTCAACTACCTTGGGGGAAATAATAATGCAGTCAAAACATAAGGGACGCAAAGTCCCGCAATCTGTCAAAGTTCATAAACGTGTTGAAGCTGAAGTTGCACTGGCACTTTCAAATCAAGCCCTTGAGTATGAAAAAATATTAAAGCAACAGGATTCTGAAGCACGCTCTAACGAGTCCGACAAGATTCAAAAGTTACGTCTAACGCTATCCCAACGCGAAAGCCAGCTTGATCATTTACAGCTTGATCTTGTTGAAAAAAAGAAACTGTTGACCACTCAGGGACAACGTTCTAATGAACTGTCTGAACGTGTTCGTGATTTAAAACATGAAGTCAGTCAAAAACAACAAACCATTGTCCGCTTAAATAACGATCTAGATCGTTCCCGGAGTCAGTTTGTTACAGGCGAGCTGTTGCCATTTGTGAATAACAGCGTCGTTGTCCACAACTGGCGTGATTCGTGGAAATGGGTCAGTAACTGGTGTTTTGGTCTGGTGATGTTCTTTGCTGTGACCCCTATTCCTGATGCATTGCTTGCATTGTTACCCGAGCATGTTCGTTTCTATGTTATTGCCTGGACTGCTTTTTGTGGTTTTGTCGGGCGTTATATCAATCAAAGTCCAGCAATTAAGTTATGGCCTTAAAAATATTTGTACGGAAGAATTTTGCTGCTGTTCTGGTCTATGCGGTGATGGATGCTTACGACTGGATACGCAGTCCTATACAACAATTTAAAATGAGAAAACAATCATGCAAGTCAAATTCTCAAAAAACGCCATCATTGGTTTAGCTGACTTTGTTCTGAAAAACTATGGACACATTAGCGCAACCATTGAAGCCGGAATTATTGCAACAAAACAGACTTACACCAATTCAAAGCTGACCTTGGTAGCCGTCTATGACTTGCTGCAAGAAACAGCCAATGCCATGCAATCGGTAGAAAATGAAGGGGTACTAAAAGGTCTGGAAAAGAAACTGGCCGTACTGGACTTTATTGAAAAAGAATATGTAGAAACCAAAGCTGAAATTAAGCTGATTTGGACTGGCTGGCGAACCACTGTGTCCTGGTTTATTGATCAATTAATTACGATGCTGAACAGTGGTCGATCAGTATTACAAGCATTTGTGGGTTAAGGGGGTTATGTGGCGATTCAATTAGAAGCCTACCAATGGATTTTAGTTCTGATCACGGTCATTAGTACCGTGGTTGGAACAGTCAAAATTCTTTGGGGACGTATCGAACTCAATCTAAACACCAACTTTAAAACTGTACAGAACCAACTTGAAGATGTTTCTAAGCAGGCAGCAAAAAGTCAGCAGGACGTTCGTGAATTAGAACGTAAGTTCTATCAGTTTCAGATTGATTTGCCACACTCCTATGTTGCTCGTGAAGACTATATCCGAGGTCAAACCGTGATTGAAGCCAAGCTTGATGCTTTGGCTTCAAAATTAGAAACCGTACAAATTAAACAAGGAATGGCCCAAAAATGACTGATTTAGTCCGTGCACGTCGTGAAAATATGCGTTGGCTTTTACTGAATGCTTTAAATAATGCCCGTCCATTGGGTGCTATGGATACTTTACTTCTGACTGTGGTTCAAGCCATTTATCCGTGGTGCATATATGACGACCGAAGCAGGTCAAAATTTTGATGACAAGCTCGGTGAAACTATTGCAAAAACTTTAGCTCTTTTTGGCAATGATGATGCTAAAGAAGCCCTTGAAAACCAAGCTAAATATGACCAGATGATTGCTCAACAAGAACAGACCAATAAAATATCTCAAGATATGGTCAGTAAAATTAGCACGCTAATTAATGTAACAGCACAAAACAAACCTTTGCCAATGTCATTCCCTTCTGGTTCAAGTCCATTGATGCAGTCGATGAATTCAGCAAATGAAGAAAAGAGACATGGTGCACCACCTGCTTATTTACTCAGAAAATAAGGAAATATTTCCTCCAGAACAATCACTAGGGTTATTGCCAAAATGACTTTTCAATCCATTGAGAAGCATTCTAATGTCAAATAAAAATATCCGTGTAATAGTTGAAATTGATGGTGATACACAGTTTTCATGTTTCAGTCATGAAGGTAAAACCGGAGGCGTTACTCCTTTAGATCCTGAAGTATTAAAAGTTGTAAAAGCGCAGCTACAAGATGCACTTTTACAAGTTGAAGATTTACCTAGCCACAAGTAAGTTCTTTATTTAAATTGCTTATAACAGCATTCCAGGTCAACGATTTAAAAAATGGATGCCATGGTCTCGGTGCAATAAACTTCATTTGAGGACCATGCAGCCACACAGGAACAACCGTACCTGCTAAACCAGCACTTGTTGCATAAGATTGTAAAGAATCTACAATTTCAGATTGTTCATTGTTAGTTTTATATTCGAAATTTTTATCCAATGGAATAATAATCATATTCTGCCCCTGCTTTCGAAGATGGGCAATTTTATACTTACTCATTTTTACCGCCTTTTTTATAAAGAAATTTATGCCAACCGGCCTTTAAATAATTATCACTTTTTCTTTTTTAATCATAGGATTTAAGGAAATTCTTCCAAATTAAATTAGGCCATATCGCTGTAACAATAGACCTCATAGAAAGTGGGGTTTTTTATGGGCTGGGCAACTGAATTACATGATGCAAGTTTCCGTGGCGTACAGTTTGAATGTACGACCATCAGTGACTCTATGTCCAAAACTGTTTCTATTCAGCAAGCACCCTACTCTAACGATGCTTCAGTTGAAGACATGGGGAATGAACCGCGTCGTGTTTCTATTCAGGCTGTGTATGCGGGTGATGACTATTTAACTTGGTTAAATGCACTTTTAGCTGCATTAGAAGAGAAGGGTCCAGGTGAGTTAGTTCATCCCATTTTTGGTATTTGTTATGCTCAGGTTGCCAATCATAGTGTTAATCATGATGTTGATAATTATGATGCCTGCACGTTCTCAATTGAGTTTGTAATTACTCAAAACCAAAAGAAAAAACGTTTTATCCCCGTCAAAACTCAAAACTTAATTCAGCCTATTTATCTTGTTTCAAATCCAGCTTCGGCATTAAAACAAGCGTTAGAAAAATTAAAACTGACTGACAATAATGCATTTTTTAATGTCATTAATAAAATCAGAACAGGCATACAAACTGTACGTAATGTCATGGGTATTGCCAAAAATGCCATTGAAAATATTTTATCTCCGGAGACCTGGGCAACTAGCTTAATTGATGACATTACAAAGCTAGTCACTTTTGACACCAGTATTTCAGCGATTTCAAAATGGCGTGATGTAATTAAACGCATTCAACGTTTTGATAAGCTATTTGATACGGATGATGCCCAGCATGAACCTGAAGAATTCAAACAGCTTTGGCGTGCAACACAAGTCGCTTCAGTGATTTCGATCACTCAAAGTGTGGTTGCAACTATGCGCAATGAAATGGCTCAGAATCAAGAAACAAGCTTTACTCCAGTCGAGCTTGCGGTCATTCGTCAGCAGAACCGTCAAACCCTACAACAGATTATTCAGATTGAACGTCAACAGCCACTTGAGGAACTTGATACTGTTGTTCAGATTCAAGTCTATAAAGATGTGGCGGATCAAGTTCACTTACAGATCCAAGAACTCATTGAAATCCATCCTCCGATTACCACTGCAAAAATTGAAGTGCCTTGCACCCTACATTGGTTAGCTCATTATCTTTATGAAGATATGAATCGTGCCAGTGAAATCCGTCGTTTGAATCCTGATTTGGTCAATCCTGCTGTGTTGCAAACTGGCATGGAGATTACCGTCTATGCTCGATAATCAGAACAAAACGATTCGCTTAATCATCGGTGGTTATGAAATTAACACTTGGGATAATGCGTCGATTGATAGTGTCATTGATACACCCTCTGAAGCATGGAGCTTTAGTCTTTTTAGTTTAGAAGATTTAGTCCTGCCGGATACGGTGAAATCAGGTGCCAAAGTTCAGGCTTTTTATGGTGATGAACTGATCCTAACCACTATTGCAGATGCAGTTGAGGAAGGCTGTGATCGCTCTGGGTATGCGCTTAAAATTTCAGGTCGGGATTTAGTTGGTCAACTTATTGATTGCTCAGTTCCTATCTCTAATGGTCGTCAAATCAGCCTGGAAGAATTGGTAAATAAGTTTGTTTTGTCTGGCAATTTAGGCAGCTTATTTAAAAATTTTAAGATTCAAAATAACAGCTGGCTTAAGAATAAAGCTTCTATTGAACCAGGTGAATCACTTTGGGATGCCATTGTAAAAGCTGCCCAAGTAACAGGTCAGCATGTATGGCTTGAGCCTGATGCCACTTTAATGATTGGTGATCCCTTCTTAAATGCCTATCAAGTTGAAACTGCTTTACAGCTAATTAAGTACAGTAATTCAAATAATGTCCTTGATGCTAAATACACTGAAGACATTTCTAACGTTTTTTCTGAAATCAAAATCCTGAGTCAGGATGGTAAAGGTCAACATATATTGGCAAGTACCAAAGCCGATACCCCATATCAGCATAAGCGACTAAAAATTATTGCTATGGGTGATGTAGAAACTAAAGCTGAAGCCGATGCCGCAATTAAAAAAATAGCGAAAGATAATAATCTTCAAGCCTATGCCATGACTGCAACTGTTCAGGGCTGGTCAATTGACAATAAAGCCTGGTCTACAGGTTGGCATCTTCACTTTGAAACCAATCGTTTAAACCGTGCCACGGCAAAATGGGCTGTGATGGGGCGCACACTGAACCTTTCACGTTCTAACGGCAAACAAACTGTACTAAAGCTAAACCGCCAGGGCGATTGGGCACAACCACTTTTATATAAAGATCCACAGGCAAAAAAACCTAAAAAAATAGATGCAAAAAAAGGAGCTAAAAAGTGATTGAAGCGGTTCAGCGTCAAATACAAAAAGGTCTGGGTCAAATTAGACAAACGTTCCTTGGCATTGTGGCTCGTGGCGGTTCAAAGATGCTTCAGTTCACTGGTTTTTCAGATGAAGTCATGGATGAAGTGGAGCTGATTCAACATGTGGGTTTTAGTTCTTTTGTACCTAAAGATGCGCGTGTTGTGGTGATTCCATTACAAGGTAAAACGTCCAAATCGGTGGTTATTGCCACTTCAGGCGGTGCAATTGTGGTCGATGTTCTAGAAGGTGAAACCTGCATTTATGACCAATTTGGGCATGCAATTTGGCTGAAGGAAGATGGTGCGCACGTCAAAGGCGGTGATCTGTTTGTTGATGACGGTAATTTGCATGTGTTGAATGGTGAAGTCATTGATAAGAAAGGCTCTATGCAGGAAATGCGCGAGATATATAACGAGCATACCAATGGTAATACCCCTGCCCCAAATCAAAAAATGTAGGTGAAATCATGGCGAATATTAATTTAGAAAATAAAGATTATGTCCTGCTCAGTCTTGATGCTGCATTCAACCAGGATGACGTGCAATGCGTATGTTCACGTTTAGGAATTCATCGCGGTAAATATTGGGCAGATCCGAACTTGGGAAGCCGTTTATATTTATTAAAACGATCCAAGGATTTAACTCGAAATATCTTACTGGCAAAGCAATATGCAGAGGAAGCACTCAGCGATTTAGTACCAGAGCGTTTTGATTCAATTGTTGTCAGTGCCAAGCAGTCTGAAAGAAGCCGAATTGATTTAATTGTTGATGCTGTCCGCTTAACAGGCGAAATCCAAAAAATTATGTATTTCGTACCAGTCGGAGGTTAAACGTGTATCTAATTCCAAAATTCAATCAATTACATCTGACTATTGTTCAAGAGATCCGTAATAAAACAGGTCTAAGCATAAGCTCTGATTCTGATGCTGCTATTCGTGCAGATGGCGAAGCTTCGATTGTTGAAGGTTTATATCATCATCAGCTTTACATTCAACGCCAGCTGTTTGTACGTACAGCTGACGAGCCTTATTTGTATATTCATGCTGAAGAATTACAGGTTCCACGTTCAGGCGGTACGCGTGCTTCAGGCTCAATTAAAGCGACTTCTAATATTGATTTAACTATTGAAGCAGGCTCCAAGATTACCGATGGTAAAGGTCATTATTGGAGTGTGATTACCAGCACTAATTTGAATGCCAATGTCGAAACGGTGATCAGTGTTTCAGCAGATCAGGTCGGAGCTTCCTGGAACTTTACTGGAGCAACATTACTTTGGGTCAGTCCAATTGCGAGCTTAAATGGTACAGCCTCAGTTGTATCCATTGCAGGTGGTTCAGATGAAGAAGAGCTAGAGGCCTGGCGTGCTCGTATGCTGGAAAGCAAGCAGCTTGGACAAGCACGTGACCGTGAATCTGATCTTGAGCGGGCAATGAAAAGTATACCTGGTATTGGACGTATCTATATTTATAAAAAGCGTCGTGGCCTTGGTTCATTGGACGTTGCAATTACTGCTGTGGGTAATCCTCCAACATTGCCGACTCAAGCATTAAAAGATATTGCTCAACTTGTATTAGATGCAGAAGCTGGTTTCTGGGCTGATTGTCGTGTGTATTCTCCAACAGAACAATTATTAGATATTAGTGCAGTTGTCAAAGGTATTGGTATTAATTACACCGATGTTGAAACCACAATTCGTACCTACATTGCTGAGTTGGCTCCAGTGGAGGAATACCAAGCCAATGTGCTGGTTTCACGCATTATGGCTTTAGCAAATGTTGAAGATGTCACACTGTCACCAAATACCAATATTCAGCCGATTGTGAACTGGATGCATACCTACTGGGTTCGCGCAGGCACTATTTCAGTGAGCGCAGCATTATGAACTTAGAGCAAACAACTGACCTTTATGCATCAGTATTGCGTCAATTATTGCCTGTCGGCGGTTATGACACATCTCCTCACACTGAGGCACTCTCTGTAGATGTTTATGCACATGCAAAGCTGTTTGCTCAAGCTGATTTAGATGCAAAACGCATACTCAGTGTTTTGGAAGCAATTCCACAAGAGCTGATCAATGAATATGAACTAGAGTATGGCTTACCGCTGAAATGTGCGGTGAATACGAGCAGAACGATTGAAGAACGGTTACAGGTTCTGAAGTGGGTGCGTACCAGTCAAAATGTATTTAATCGAGCTTATTTAGAACAGATTTTGGCTATTTTTGGCGTGGTTTTAATTGATGTGATGAAGTTTAAGCCTTTGCTATGCACCGCAGCATGTGATTCGCCAGCAAATACAGAACAGCTGCGCTATAAGGTCTTTTTAAGACTTCAATATCCGGTTAATGCGGATATGAGCTGCATTATTGAAAACTATTTACCAGGTTACTTGCGTATTGAGTGGGTGATTGATATGCCTTGGGGCGACTGGATTCTTAATTCTGGTGTAGCTGTAAACACAAACGGTGTTGCCCACTACACAGCGTATAAAACCAATCAGCGTGAATATTATGATAGTTATGCAAATTTGGATTTAACTGCCGCTATTGTACGATCATTGCATGATACTGATATGCAGCAATGGCAAGCGGTGAAGGATGCTGGTAATCAATTGACTGGTGTTAATGATTGGGTGCTTAATCCAGCAAATAATCAGATTCAATACTATCCGCCTAATTCCGATCCATCTGATCCGGATTATCAGTGGATTTATAACCGTGTTCGATATAACTCTGCTACTACTGTATGTCGTGAATTTTGGTCACAATTTGCTCCTGCATGGGCTTTTCATTCTGTTTCAAATTCTGAACGCGAATATCCTGTTTGCGTTGGTTTTAACGCTGAAGAAAAGAGATATGATTCTTATCAACCTACTCAGAGAGTTGCTCGCACTGAGCCAATTGAAGAACAAGAAGAAAAAACTTTGCCGCTTGATGTTGTTGCTGCTCAAGTAATTTTAAATGCTGAATCATCCGACCAAGGCATTTTTCTACTTGCTCAAGTCTATATTGAGGAAGTAGCAAAGAGTATTTTTAATGCTGATGAATCAAAACAGTTTGTAAAACCTACAAATCTACGCTCTCAATTTGACCAAAACAAAACTTTAAGAACTTAAGGAAATATCATGAAAAGAATTGATAGCGTAAACGCTCGTCCAGATGCTAATGGTTCAGGAAAAAAAGGTTTTCATGACAATGCTGACTTACCTGGGCAAGATGCAACATATTTAACACCGGGTTGGCTTAATGTAGTTCAGGAAGAGCTTGCAAATGCAATTGAGCAGTCTGGACTTAATTTAGATCCAAATGATCCAAGTCAGCTGTTCAAATTATTCAACTTGCATAATAAAGCGTTAGTACAGCGCATTTATCATGTTGGTTCAAAGCATATAACGGATAACACTGACTGGAACCCAGCGGTAGAACTCCAAACCTATTTTGGCTATCAAACATCCTGGATGCTGTGGCCTCATGTTCCAGTGGGTGTAGAAAACTTTGCTGATCCGATTGGGCAAATTTCACTTTTAAGTAATGTTGGCTCTGTACAGGGTAAAACTACACGAATTTGGCAGCGTCTGTCCGATGGTGCTACGGCTCCAACTTATACACTGACAGCCAATAAAAGTGCATTAAATGAAGGTGAGCAAGTCACTTTTACATTAGCAACCACGGATCTGCCTGCTGGCACTCTTGTTGATTGGGCCATTACAGGGGTTCAAGAGGCTGATATTACTCCTTCGGCTCTAACGGGTAAATTCACACTTGGCTCTGATGGCAAAGCTACATATACACTTACAGCGGTTGTGGATCAAAAGACTGAAGGCAACGAAACGCTAAAATTTGCACTTTCATATATTCCAAACAAGTATGTAAATGTATTAATAATGGATACAAGCAAATACCCTGAAGGTCTTCAGACCTATTATGAAGGCACACATACTATTGAGGTACAACCAAATCAGGTCATTACTTTAGACATGTATGGTGCAGGTGCTGGTGGCGCTGGTTCTGTTTATTCACCATCAGCAAGCCCTGACGGGTCAGATGGTGGAAATGTTGTTCTAACCTACTTAGCCAATACATTAACAGTGGGCGGAGGTAAGAAAGGTACAGGTGGTGTTTGGGGTAACGGTTCAAGCTATTCAAATGGTACTGCTGGCCTTGGCGGTACACATACAATTACTGCTGATTCAAGTTTCGAGATCCAAATTAACCAGAAAGGTAATGATGCAGTCATCGGTTCACGTTGGGAAACTCAAAAAGGTGGTACTGCTATTGCTTCAAGCATTGGTGCTGTGAATGGTGGCGGTAATGGTGCAACAGGGATTGGTGATGATCGTTGGTCATTTGGCGGTGGTGGCGGTTCTGGTGGTCGCGTGAAGGTAAAATTCACAAACACAACTGGAGAAGTTATTACATTTAATCTTATTGTCGGCGCCAAAGGCCAAGGGTGGAAGAATGGTGGTAATTCTGGTGGGGATGGCGGTATTGGTTTTGCTATCGTTACTACGAGTTAATTTAGTGCCCTGCACTATCTGGCAAAGCGTTAGGTAGTGCAGAATAACTGCAAATATTTAGTGCAAAATAAAAAACAAAATAGTGCAAAATAGGCCGAAAACTTACACTATCAACAGCTAACTGAACATAAAATTAAACAGTTACAAGCAATGGTATTCGGTCAAGATAAAAAAGACGCTATTTTAGAAAAATATGCTCAAGAATTTCCACAAATTAAACTGGCGGCAAGCGCTATTCAATGTGAATAAATAATTTTATATATAAATTTTAAACATAAAAAAAGGTCACGCTTATAGAAGCGTGACCTATGAAAATGGTGGCTATGACGGGATTTGAACCTGTGACCCCCGCATTATGAGTGCGATGCTCTAACCAACTGAGCTACATAGCCAAAACTGTGCGCGTATTATCTATTTCCATATGCTATATGTCAAGAAATATCACACAATAATTGTAATATATTTGGTGAAGTGAGCCGATAAGCCGGGTTCTGTCGTGAACGATCATTCCTCTAGGCGCACAATCACTCGTACGCTCAAGCGACCTACCCGAATCCAGCACGGGCCGTGCCTCAGGATTCCTATTTGGTCTTGCTTCTGGTGGGGTTTACCTTGCCGTGAACTGTTACCAGACACGCGGTGCGCTCTTACCGCACCCTTTCACCCTTACCATCTCTCTCGGTCTTCCCGAAGGAAAATTGCAAAGATGGCGGTCTACTCTCTGCTGCACTTGCCGTCGGCTTTCGCCGCCCAGGCGTTACCTGGCACCCTGCCCTATGAAGCCCGGACTTTCCTCCCCTGTTTCAATCACGAAGATCTACACAGCAGCGATCGTCTAGCTCACTTCGGGGCGCATCTTATCAAACTTCTGCACTAATTGCTTGTGCTTTTTTGAGCAATCAGTTTTTTATATTTATCCATCAATTGATCTTGAGATTCCACATGCTGTGGGTCTAGCGGAATACAATCGACTGGACAGAATAATTGACACTGTGGTTCATCAAAATGTCCGACACATTCGGTACATAAATCCGGATGAATTTCATATATGATTTCACCCAT